GGTTGCTTGTTCTGCTTACGCGGTTGACGTTGTTTTTGTCTTTTGGTGGGCATAGTAGTGTTTTGGATTTTTGTAGTGCCGCCTGGGACTAAGCGGCCTTAATTAGTCTTACGTTTGGTCCGGAAAATTTTGTTACACTCGCGACAAAATTTCCCAGCCTTGGTGACCTGAGTTCTACAGGGCTCAAGTCCAGCGTACCAACCCTTACAGTTGTCGCCGCGTTTGCAGCGATAGGTTTGTTTGCTGATGTTTACGTTATGTTTATTTTCGTGGTCTAGCTCATGTGCCGCAATCTTTGCCTTGAAAATCTCTAGCCATTGTTGACTGTCGACGTTGTCGACACGTACATTGTCAGGCATAGTGACTGCAGAGAATACGGTTACTTTTTCATCTGATCCTTGATGAGTGTCTGGTGGTGATTCGGAACTGGGTCCCACAATGTCGTCGTTTGCCATGTAAGGCACTTCACGGACTTTTGCTTCCTGTTCGTAAATGACCGGACAATTTCTCCAGTCAGTGTCGGGATCATCACACCATAGTATGAAGTCTTCCATGTCTCTGGCATCAAAACCGTCGTCTGCGAACACCTCAATTTGCCAGTTCTCGTCTAACTCCATTTCTGATTGGTAAGAAGCATCACCGTGGTAAAACGGTTTATCTTCATCGAGAGTGGAAATTAAACGGGAGGCCCATTGGCGTTCACAGGTAAGTTCATCTTTCATGCCTTTGGATGCGTTTTTGATCCAAATACGGGCTTGAACTGATGTTTGTCTGATGATTTTTCTCATCCAATTGGAAAGTAGATAAGTCGAGTGGTCGTTTGCCAAAACTGATTGTGCTTTGGTATACGCGATGACGTAATCTGGGACTTTCGTTGTTAGACGAGAGACGTGGAATTTAGAGATTAGGCGGAGTGGACAAGAAATGTTGTCGGGAGCTCCTGTCCAGACAGCAGGTGAATACTGTCTCGACAGGTAGTCGATACGTTCCCCGCGTGTTTTAGTTGCGAATTTGAGGACGAATCCCCAGGAACTCGCAACTTTGACAGCAGATTCGGGTTTGACATTTCTTTGAATAGAATCATCTCCAGCAGCTAATCCGAGATTTTCATACGCTCCTTTAGGTGACAGGTCAACTCTGGCACAACAAAACTGAATGAATGCATT